ATGCGGAACTTTTTCTGTATATTTTTTCATTTTACCTTCCCACAATCTATCCATTAGTTTTGTTACATCTGGATGCATCTCCCAGGTCAAAACATTTAATCTTGAAAAGAAATTTACTTCTTCTCTTGTTTTAGCAACATAGAAAAAACTAGCATCACCATGTTTTTTAATAGCTCTAAATCTATGATTACCATTTCTAATTTCATTTTTAAGATCTATAACTATTGGACATAACAAACCATTTTGTTCGATATCATTTCTTACTACAGCTTTAAAATCTGCATGGGTTCCGTGAATCATTTTAAGATCTTTAAACTTTCTAAGTTCTAATCTATGTTTAAATATTGTATATAAAGGCCAAATAGTTTCACCGTAGTTTGCAATTATATTTTTATGAAGCTTGTCCAAAATCATCTCCTAACGCAACATCAACTTTACTTGGAACTTTAAACTCCATACAGTTTTCCATTGCTTCTTTAATTATTTTTACATCCTTTTCATTCTCTACATCAAAACAAAGTTCATCGTGTATTTGTACTTTTGGTAAATAACCTGCTTCGTAACAAGCAAGAATAGCTTGTTTAGTTTGATCTGCAGCAGAACCTTGTATTAATCTATTTAGTGCTTTGTAAGTAAAAGCTCTTTTGATATTACTCCTACCATATTTTGATGAAGCATTTTCAAAAGTTTCAGCTGTATGAATACCAAAGTCTCTTGGCTCCCACATTTCAAATCTACACTTTCTACCCTTCTTAGTTCTGATAACACCTTCGTCACTTGCTTTCTTCATACATCTATCAGATAATAGCTTCACAAATGGAACCTTTCTATTATATTTTGCTATTAGGGCTGATGCTTCTTCAGTTGATAATCCTAGAGAATTGGCCAGCTTATTTTTCCCCATACCATACATTAATCCTAGCCCTATTGTCTTTGCTTGCTTTCGTTCTATGCCTGCTAAATCGGCTACAGTCTGGTGAAAATCAGTTTCTGAGTTTGTATACGCCTCTACTAGTTCATTAGAGCCTTCGTAGCCCTCACCAATAGAGGCTGCATAGTGTACTACCATTCTTGGTTCTTGCTGTGAGTAATCAAAACTCCCCCATTTACAACCGGGCTCGGGTAAGAAGAGACCTCTGATTTTTGGTCCAAAGTCTTTATTACGAGCGGGTAACTGTTGAAGATTAGGATTAGCCATAGACAGACGGCCAGAGACAGTCCCCCCACTGTCAGAACGTAACTGATTAATTTCTGCATGTATTCTTCCATTGTGTTCGTATTTTAATATTGAGTCTAAGAATGTACCATGAAACTTGTTAATCTCCCTGGCCTGTGCTATATATTTACTAATTTCGTGTTTCGAATTAGCTAACCAATTTTGTGTAAAAGATGGCTCATGAGTTTTGTCAGTACGTGGATAATCTATCCCTAATTTGTCGTAGGCTTCGGCTATTTGTCTTGCTGCCCATATGTCTACTTCTTTTCCACATAGCTCTTTTATTTTTATTAAAAATTCTTTTTCCTGAGATTGAAATTCTTTCTTTAATCTATGAGCTTTTTCAACATCTACTTTCACACCTTTCTGCCTCATCTTAATTAAGATAGGTAATAATTTAGTTTCAAGTTCCCATACCGTTTGTAAATTTTGATTGTTAATTTCTGGTTTAAATCTTTGCCATAAAAGATAAGTTAAACGTGCATCTTGCTCTGCATAAAAACCAACATGCTCTGCAGGTAACATCCACATCTCTCCCTTAGGGTCTATACCGTGATCTTTTGCAGCTTCTTTTAAATCTTGTTCGGACTTTAGCTCACCAAGATAATCTTTAGCTAATGCATTTAAACTATAGGACCATCTGTTCTCATCTATTACAGCAGCTGTAACCATTGTATCAACTACTTCGCCTTCTACTTTTATACCCATTTGTTCTAGCCAACCTATGTCGTATTGGCCATTATGAAATATTTTTCTTGAAGGTAACTTACACACATCTTTCATATATTGAATTACTTGTGGTTCAATCATATTACCACCACCAAAATGTTTAAAGGGATAGTAACCTTGCCACCCTTCTACTGCTACAGCAAAACCAATAACATAACCATTACCAGTTGCCCAACCTGCACCTAACTTATTATTAATTCCGTCATCTCTTGTCTCTAAATCAATTGCTATCTCATCATATTGAGAAAGATCCTTGTACTCTGATGGACAAGACCAAATATGTTTTTTTAAATTAAACGTAAGCTGTAAACCTGTCATGCTGATGCCTTTTGATTAAGATAATAAATTTTTCTTTGACCCTCATGTTTTGCTAATCTTCGTTTCATTTTTTGATTCTCCTCATATAATTCTTCGTTACGCTCCGTAAGCTTTTTAATTTTTGCACCATATATTTTTCTATAGAGTAAACTCCAATTTCTACCTACGCTTTTTTGCTTTATCATCTGTCAGTTTTTTTATTTCTAAATCACAATAATGTTTTATTTTCTCTAGATCCTGTATACCTGCTTTGTTTTTGTAACGGCAAACATATTTAATTACATTACCCTGGAAGAAAGATAAGTCATTCTTTGAGATAAACTCATAAGGTTGTATATGAAACCCCTTGTAATGATTTCCCCCGATCTGCTTATCTTGTGGAAATGATTCATCAAACATATCCTTATTCGTCATACCCCACACATCCCTTCACATTCATTGTTAAATAAATCAGGACCCTCATCATTTTTAAACTTTACTTCATCTAAAGGTACACATTTTCTATGTACAAAGTTTTTTACTTTTGGGTTGTGCATACGCATCTTTTTATCAAATTCTACAGCAGATGCAAATTCTTTTGGTCTGTTATTTTTCATATCTATCCAAAAATTATCATCATGAAAAGGACAACCAATACAAGCAGATTTAACTGGTATTTTAAAACCTTTACCTTCATACCATTTTAGACAATCTGTTCTAGACATTTTCTTATCAATTAGTGGCCATACATTTTTCTGCCACCAAAATCTTGATGGTTTCATACGCATAATCTCATCTGTTGATATACCCACCCATACTTCTATATGTTCTGTTTTAGGAAACCTTTGTCTAGGTACAAGTCCACATAACTCTCTAATCTTTTTAGCAATCGGAGTTATTTTATATTCTCTCGTGCATTGTCTACGACCCATTCCTTTTTTACCGTTCTCGTTTAATGTATAAAATGGAGCAGAAGCAAATTGATTACCGCCTGGTCCGAGAGCCGTGAGGATGTCGTCTTGAATATTGCCTTTTTTAACAATGTGTACAGGATAACTTAGAACGTTTCTAAGGTACTCAAGGTGCTCTATCACCGGCGCAGGTTCCCATCCCGTATCTGCGAATATTGCTGCGTCAGGTTTAACTCCAAACTCTCCTGCATCAGCCATCAAGGCCATTGTCGAGCTTTGTACACCAGCTCCTAATGATAATATTCTTAATTTTGGTTCTTTATTTACTTCCATAGTCTCTCCTTTTAATTGTTTCCTTGTAAAAATACAAGATAATCTTCACCAATGGGGTAATGATATTTATAATCAGTACTTAATAAATGTAGGCTATCCCTTGCTCGTGTTACTCCTGTATACCAAACTTTTTTTTCATTTGATTTTTCCTCATTGTTTTTATGCCTATAGCTTGAAGGCCAATTTGCTTTTGAATAAAGTAATACATGATTAGCCTCGTCCCCTTTAACAGAGTGTATTGTATCTATTATAACATTAGGGCTACCATCTAGCTTATCTTGTTTGTACCTTCTCAATAATCTTAAAAAGTAAATAACTTGTCTTGGTTTAAAGTTACGTCTAAGGATCCACCACCATTGTTTACTTTGGTCTTCATCAGCTAAATCTAAACCACACCACTCTTTAAGAGCCGTGAAGTTATATCTAGTATAGTCAGGTTGCTGTGACCAAAACTTCGTAGTTCTATAATCAGAGTCGGTTACTTGTCTAATATATCTATACATAGCCTCAGCTTCTTTCTTCATAATCTCCTTGCCATTAGAAATAGCTGTCCAGGCTTTGATAGCTGTCCATTGGTTTTGATCAAATGATTTACGACCCTTGTTATCTGCAAAATATATACCCGCATCTTTGGCTAATGCTTTTAGTTCATTAACTGTTGTGTGTATTCTTCCAAGTAAAAACCATTTACCATCATCTTGTTCAAAAGGTATTTCTTTAAAACTTAAATATCTTTTAACTGTTCCGTCTTTAACTAAAGGTTCAAATTCTTTATCAACACTATCAATTATTCCTTTTCTAATTATCTGTGAGAACTGGTGTATTGCAGTGCCAAATCTTCTAGTCTTACGTAACACAACTTTTCTTCCAGGAAAGTATTTAGTAAAGTAATTTGTATCTGCACCGTTCCATTGGTAAATAGCTTGATCATCATCTCCAGCTAAATAAATTCTTTTTACATTCTCAGACATTTTATAAATCAAAGACCATTGTAATGGAGTAAAGTCCTGAGCTTCATCTAAAATTAATACATCTAATGCTGGAAAGTCTACTTCATGTAGAGCTCGTTCAATCATATCTGTAAAATCTAAAAAAGATCTCTCACCCCCACCTGTCTTATAATGTTTGTAAGTGTCTATCTTTCTAGTAAACACATCAAGTGATTCTTTCTTCTGTGATTCTTTTTTGTAAACTAATATTGGATCCTCTAATAAGTTTCTTGATTTATCATAAACACCTAAGGACCAATCAACATAAGTAAAATTATCTTGTGACAATCTATTGTCAGACCTCTTAACAAAACTATTAGTTAATGCATAATCAATCATGCAGTCTTTAGTATCAAATATTTCTTCCTCAAAGTATCTTCTACAGTATGAGTGTAATGTTCTAAATCTTGAGAAGGATTGTGAATTTAAATTAGGAAAAGCTTCTAGAGCTCTTATCTTAGCCGTGTCTACTGCTTTATTAGTAAAAGATATAAAAGCAATCTTCTCTGGATCAGTACCTTGTTTAAGGTATTTTTTAACAACTCTTTCAATTAAAGTCCAAGTCTTTCCTGTTCCTGGAGGACCAAATATTTTAATTGTCTTGTTGTGTATCTTTTTTTGTTTCTGGAGTCCTAAATTTTGCGTGGTATCCATCATCCATCTCACTAAGTTCTTCTTGGTTATTATTTTTTGGTTTTATTTTTTGGTGGTTAACAAAGTCAGGCATAGTTACATACCAGACGTTACGCTCGCCTTCAAAGAAATCATG